CGGCAGCCGATGGTCGCGAGATGCCAGGCATCGACGCGCTCAGGGTTGCCACGCATCCCGACTTGCGCCGCGTCGTGGTCGCGGTCGACCCGTCCGGAACGAAAGGCGATGGCGGGGGCGATGACATCGGGATCGTCGCTGTCGGCATCGGTGTCGACGGCCATGCCTATGTGCTCGAAGATGCGACGTGCCAGATGTCGCCGGAAGGGTGGGGGCGGCGCACGGTCGATGTCTATCACCGCCACGAGGCCGATCGCGTCGTCGGGGAAGCGAACTTCGGCGGGGACATGGTGCGCTTCACTGTGCAGACGGCCGACAAGAAAATACCCTACAGCGCGGTCAAGGCATCGCGGGGCAAGGTCGTGCGCGCCGAGCCTGTTTCTGCCCTCTACGAGCAGGGCAAGGTCCATCACGTCGGAGATTTTCCCGACCTTGAGGACCAGATGTGCAACTTCACCGCGAATGGCTACGTCGGCGACGGCTCACCCGACCGGGCCGATGCGCTGGTATGGGCTTTGACCGAATTGATGCTCGGCAACGATTACAACTACGCCTCAGCCCTCGCCAACGCCCTCTAACGGCGGTAAGCGCAACCCCGCACCACCCCCATAACCGCGCCCATGTCTGGCCGCCTCGTGAACGTCCGCCCGAAGCAGGGTTTTGTCCTGGATGCCCGCGGCGATGTCGTGCCGATGCGCTTCCGCGACGGCCTCTCGAACCTCGTCACCGGCCTTGGCACTCGCGCCGACGCCCGCACGTCCCGCGCCTATTTCGCCAACATCATGACGCCGCAGCAGATCGAGGAGGCTTTCGAGGGATCGGCAATGCTGCGCAAGGCCGTCACCATTCCCGCGACCGATCGCATACGGGCATGGCGCGACTGGCAGGCCGACAAGGATCAGATTGAGGCGCTGGAAGCCGAGGAACACAAGCACCAACTGCAGGCCAAGGTGCGACAGGCCGAAATCCTGCGCGGGCTCGGCGGCGGTGCGATCATCCTCGTCGGTCCCGGCGATACGGCCATGCCGCTCAACGTCACGAGCAAGGGCGGGCTGGTCGCGGTCAACGTCGTCTCGCGCTGGCATATCCAGGGGCATGATTGGGTCGAGGACTTGTCGAGCGCCGACTATGGCAAGCCAGCCTATTGGACCATGAGCGGGTCGCAGGGACAGACACGGCTTCACCCGTCGCGCGTCGTGTGCTTCCGAGCCGAGCCTCTGCCGTCGGTCTTTCGTGGCAGCTACGAGGAGCGCTTCTGGGGGCGGGGGCGCGTTCCGTCTCTGCTTGAGCCGGCGCAGAACCTCGACGAAGCCCTCGCGACCTTCTCGGCCATCATCAAGGATGCGCTGACGATCGACGTGGGCATTTCCAAGCTGCTCGACATCGTGGCGACGACGGAAGGCGAGGCGCAGCTCATGCGCCGCCTGTCACTCATGATCCAGGGCTCCTCGATCTTCAACGGCAAGCTCTACGACCTCGGCTCTGGCGACGGCAAGGACGCGGAGAAGATCGACCGGCATCAAGTCACATGGCAGGGCATCCCCGACATCATCCGCGTCTATGCCGAAGCCTTCTCGGCCGCATCCGACATTCCTGTCACGCGGCTGTGGGGAACGTCGGCGAAGGGGCTGAACGCGACGGGCGAGGGGGATGAGCGCGACTGGAACAAGATGGTCGAGACGGGGCAGGCGCTCGAAACCAAGCCTTGCCTCGACGAGATCGACGCCGCGCTGATCCCGTCGGCGCTCGGCTCGCGTCCAGCCTCGGTGTGGTGGCAATTTTCCCCCTTGTCGATCCCGACGGAGAAGGAAGAAACCGACCGCTTCAAGATTTGGGCCGACGCGATGGAAAAGGTCGGCATGTCGGGCGCGATTCCCGACGAGGCCTATAACGAGGCCTATCAGAATGGCATGATCGAAGGTGGGTGGGCGCCGGGGCTCGACAATGCGCTCGACAAGATCCCGGAGGCGCTGCGCTATGGTGGCACGCCGCAGCCCGATCCGAACATGCTCGATCCGTCGGCGCTAACGCAGAAAGGAGGCGATCCAAGTCTAGCCGGGAATGGCGGGGCTGGGAGTCCCGCCGCCCGTGCTCAGGATG